TTTTTGACCATGCCAATGGCGCTTTGCAGTCCCGCTAGTGCTGTGATTGGATCAATCATTTCCGTACAACCTTTTCCCACTGTAGGCAAACTACCCTGCGGTTATAAACATCACCCGTCCATGCCCACTTGACACATCGATACTCACTAGATGAGGCTTGCGAGAGTAATAAAACAATCGCAATCGCCCATTTCATTTTGACCAATAGTGAGAAATGTAACCAAAAATTGAGGATATTCCCGAAACTAATGCCATACCCATCCAAAAACCGCCACGGCCTTTGTTGGCAAGTTCAATCAATTTATCTAATTGAGCTTCCATCTTGTCAATCTTGGCTTCCATTGATTCGACTTTTTGTTGAAGCACTCCGTATTGCACCAAATCAATATCAGACATATTTCAATTCAAGTATTTTTATGACAAATTTGATGTTTTTTCAACCCAATCAGGGTTATGAGGCCAATCAGTAAAGGTGCGGGGTTCTGTAACGGTTGATGGCAAATCACGCAAGGTTTGACGATACGTTGCCCATTCTGTTTTTTTAGGAATTGAGCAATCAGAAATTTGAGTCCAATCACAAGCAATCAACAAAGCATTGCGTGTGCCACGAATTTGAGCCATTGCAGAATCGTTGGCCGCTTGGATTTCTTCAGCACTCATATCAGCCACTTGAACGACAGAGACAAACTCACCATCGTCATAAGCAGCGCATGAAATCAACTTTTGTGTCAGTCGGTCATGGGCTTTGAAAGCATTGACCTTTTTTGCATTGTTGGCAGTCAAGAATTCATCACTTGGGCCGTTGCCATTAAATGATGTATTGGAAAACAGTTCACGATAATCGCCAACTGTAATGGGGCTTGTTAAAATTGCAATTTGCATGATGTTTCCTTAGACGGGGCCTCTGTTGGGGAATGCCGCAGTTGGTGCGGTAAAGTTTGCGGTGTAACGGGCATAGCCTTTGGTAATGCGTAGGTCATCTATGTAGCCGTTAACGCCACCAGTGCCTCCGTCATTTGCACCTATTCTTGGCCCATTTGCTTTACATAAATAATCTGTTGAATCTGTGTAAGTTGAGCCGTCTTGTGTTCCATTTATAAACATTTTTGTACTTGTGCCGCTTCTTGAAATAGCAACGTGATACCAAGTGGATGTTGATAAAGAACTGCTTGTTATTCTGTTTCCGGTATTTGCATAATAAATTAGTGTGTTGCTTGTAATATACAAAGTTGGATATGCGCCATTAACACCTGAAGGGCGAAAATCAATAGGATGACCTTGAGTTGTTGAATTTAAATATATCCAAAATTCAATTGTAAAATTACCAGTTCCAAAAACAAAATTTACCGTTGAACCTCCTGGGTCTAAATAATCACCAGTGCCATCCAAAGCAATAGACCCTGATCCATACTTCACCACGCTTGTAGAAATTTGTGCGTTACCCACAGTTTCTAAATCGTTCATCATGGCGTTGTCAAAGATTGCGCCATTGACATAACTTGTTAGTAGTTGTGTATTTGTGATTGCCGTAAGTGGTGTTGTTGGTACTGTGCAAGTTGTTAATGATGGGTTATAGACCGCAGTACCATTAACAATTCTAAGATTTGAAATGTAACCTTGAAAATAATTACCACCGCTATCACCATTGGTATAACTACCAATTGCTGTATTGGCGGGCAAAGTAATTGTGTTTGAATTTGTGCTTGTTGCTACTCTTACGCCATTAAAGAAACAAGCCATTGATGAGCCTGACCTAGTAACTGCAATGTGATTCCATTGGTTATAAACACTAGTTGACGCAGTAAAAGCCAAATTTCCAGAACCCGTAGCATTACCTACATATAAATAAAAAACAGTTGTTGATGTGCCAGCCATTTGTATAACAAAAATATTACCCGCAGTTCCTGCAACAGGCCAATTTGAAATAATTGTAGGGTCACCTAAGCCTTTGCCAGTAATATAAAAATATAACTCTACTGTAAAATCTCCTGTCATACTCGGTTGAGTTGGAAGAACAAGTCTATTTGTACCATTAAAGTACCCCGACCCACCAATCACGCTTGTGTCGTAGGCGGTAGAAGTACCAAATGGGTTAAAGCGTTGGATGCTTGGTGTGCCGTTTAATGTGATAGCAAATGCGTTGCTTGAATTGTCAATAAAACGATTGCTTTGGCAAGTTAAAAGGCTTGTACCTGAAATAGCAGTCAAGGGTGCGGTAGGAGGCGTAAATGCTGATGTGTAAACTGCTGTTCCAACTACATATCTTACATTTGAAGCATATCCACTTAAAACATTAGCATCAGTACCATCGCCTCCAATCCCCGCAAAGGTATCGCTAAATGTTTTAGAAGTTGTGCTTGTACCCAAAGAAACACCATTTAAATAAAGTGTCATTGTTCCTGACGACCTAACAAACGCAATATGATTCCATTGATTTTTTATTGCAGTACCAGTTGGCCCAATAAGAAATCCATTACTGTAAGCATAAACATCGCCAGCACTACCTGCACCTACTATCCAACCAGTTGCAGAATTATTCGTTGTTCTTTGAGACATTAAGGTGTTGTAATCTACATTGGCGGTTTGATAAAACCAGCCTTCAGCAGTAAAGTTTCCTGTTCCAAAACTTTGACCCGTTAAAGTTGTAGTCAAATAATTACCACTACTACCATTAAAATAATTAGACCAATTAGACCCATAAGGCGAAAAAGAACCTTGTGTTGTATTGCCAAAACAAGTAATAGCAAAACTAGAGGAAATCGTAGTGCTAGATACAGTCTGAGAAACACTAACTGTATAAGTTCCAACGCCTCCTGTTGTGCCCGTTAATTGCGCACTAATTGTTGCTGAAGTTACACCAGAGCCACTAATTGTTTGACCAATTTGAATTGTTCCAGATGTAATAGCACTAACTGTCATCGTTACTAGCGTCACACTAGCGGTAAAAACAGCGCCTACATCTAAGAATGTATTGTTTTGTGCGCCATTAGTTCCATCGCCATGCAAAAGCATAGTGACGTAATTAAATTGCGCATCTGGGCCACCTAATCCAGATGCTTTAGTTGATGCAAACATTTATCAGTCCTTATGGTGTGTAGTTCTGTGCAATAACAACACCATACCAGTTTGTTCCATCAGCAAAGAAACTCAAAATATCTTGTCTGCTTGCAGTAGATGTAATAGTTGGTGTTATACCACCCGCCCATTTAACCGTTGACCAGGTGACCGTGCGTCCACCCGTTGCATCTTGCTTTAAAAACATGACAAAAGACTTACCACTTGTTGCCGTTGGCATGGTAATCGTTGCATTTCCCGTCAACGTAATGATTTGAACCGTGCCATTGGTCAAAGCCAAAGTAATGGCGGTTGAACTATTAGCCGAATAAGGCGTTTCAACGTAATTTGTAACCGTTGGGTTTGTCAACGTCTTATTTGTGAAAGTCTCCGAACCCGCTAATGTTGCCAATGTTCCCGTTGTGGGGAAAGTGACGTTTGTTGTCCCCGTCAAAGTCCTTGTATATGCAAAGTTGCCCGAACCCGTAACGGTCATGGCCGAATTGTTTGCTATGCCCGTTCCACCATTAGTGGCCGCCAAAACACCAGCAACAGTAACAGCATTAGTTGTTGCAGTTGATGGGGTTAAACCTGTGCTACCAAATGAAATACTTGAAACAAATGTACCCGATGGGTTAATCAATTGAAATCTAGTTCCATCGTATTCAATTAGATGAACTTGACCACTTACAAGATCACCCGCAGCCAAGGCGGTTGTGCCTAGTTTGGTAATGCTTTTAGCACCCAAACTATTTAGGTTAATTGTGGCCGCACCCGTATTGGTATTTGCCGCAACAAATGAGAACAAATTACCCGCTGCATAAGCGGCAATCGCGGGCGTTAAAGAACCCGTTAATGTGTCCGTGCCCGTAACGGTTGCAATAGTGGTAGCACCCGCTTGCAATTGGCCGTATTGAGCCGAATCGGTTGCATTAGTACCCGCGCCCAAACCCGTAAACTTGAACGTCCCCATTGGGATATTTGCCGTTGCCGTAGTTTGACCATCTTTGGTCATTGCGGTAGATAGACCAGTGGCTAGGTCGGAAGTCAGCAAGTTAAATGCCGTGCTTGAAATGACCGTGCCCGTAACAACGGGCTGACCCGCTGTGTTGATATTGAACGTGCCTGAACCGTTGTAACTCATTTTGTATCCTTCAATTACGGCCTGTTTGAAGCCATGTTATCTAACTCAATTCGCATTGGATTATTGGATTGTGCCGCCAATAAAGCCGCTAAACGTGCTTGCTGTGGTGATATGGGTATTTTATTAGATATATTAGATATTGGTTGCTTTGCTTTGTTTAAAGCATTTGCCATCTGTCCATATTTATACGCAGCCTCTCCTACAAAACGAGGAGAAGATGCGGCAAGATCAACCGCTGCCAAAGCAGGGCCGCCAGCGCCATACGCAAGAAAGGCTTCAGGCGCTGCGGTAGCCCGTTGCAGACCACGAGGCGTAAACTCATTTAAGGCTTGACCCGCAAGTGCTGGCATCATTTCATTGCCACCCATTGCCTCCAATTGTTTAGCCAATTCCAAGCGTTGTCCATAATTGGTATTAACATTGTTTCGCATTAACGACTGCAATTTACGTATAGCCGTATCAGCAGAGGCTTTTTGACCAAGCGATAGAGCACGCTCAATTTCTTTAATCTGCTCAGTTGCCTCCGTATAATTCTTCATTACTTTGGAGTATTCGGGGGCTTGATTGCTGATTTCTTTTTTTACAGCGTCATAAACTTGTTTGCCAGCAGAATAAGCCGTTTTTTCTTCTTGCCCTAATTTGCCAAAATCTTCCCAAAGACTTTGTTTTAGGTTGTCCATGCCTTCAGGCGTGTGATACTCAGCGGGATCAGATTTTTTCCAATCGGCCACTTTAGTTTTAATGTCGTCTAACACGGTTGCAGCGGTTTTATCTTTGACCTTGCCTTTAAAATACGCCATGTTTTCAGCGTCTTTTATGGCTTTGTCAATTCCCGTAAAATCTAACACAGACGTATCGCTCTTAACATTTCCCATGCCAGAACGATATTCAGCTTGTTTTTCCAAGTTCATTTTGGCAAGGTTAGTTTTAGCATCATCTAACACTTGCGTAATCGGCACTTGCCCACGCATATTTTCTAAAAAGGTTGCGTTTCCTTCTTGCCCAGCTTTGACCGCTTGAGTGATTGGCTCAGTGCCTACGCCAGTTTTTAGAGCCAACCCTTGTTTAGTTAACGCCCCCGCCAATTCGTATGCTTTGCTAGGCAACTTGACCATAGCATTGATAGGATTAGTAACATCTGCCGCTTTTCCCAAAATATCAGCTGCTGTGTTTAATCCAGACACAGTTTTTATACTAGGAACGCTTTTAGGTATGGCATTAAAACCAATTGCCCCGCCACGAGCTAAACCGCCCACACCCGTTATCAATGTAGAAAGATCGGCCATTGCGCCAACAGGATCAGTTGCAATTGTGTTCTTGATCCCTTCAACACTACCGTAACGTTGTTTTAATGCCCCACCCGCTTCATTTGCTGCAATAACAGCACGTTGTGCGGCTTCAGGATTTGATTCAAATTTGTTTACAAAATCTACAACAGACTTTGGCATTGCATTTTGCAAGCCCCCCGCAGCAACATCCATAATCCCAGATACCGTTTGAACAGGATTTGTCACGGCATGATAAAGGCCAGACGCTAAATTGCCAGCACTTGATGGAATGTTAGTGATTGCTTGCCCAACCATTTCCCCATAGCCCATAGGCTTTGATTTTTCTGCTGGTTTTGGTAATCCATACAAATCAGCATTTAAGCCAGTAGCTGGCGCTCCGTAAAGTTCATCTAATAATGCCATTTATTGCACCTTATAACCTTTTGCAATTGCGTCTTGCATCACTTGACCGATTGATTTTCCTGTTTTTGTTGCAACATCTTGAATTTCTTTTGCAGTTGTAACTTTTTCAACAGGCTTGTTATAAAAATCTGATTTTTCTTTAAATCCTTTTACGTCATAACCCGCTTTATCAAGATTGCCAATTGTTGTATTACGTTTAGCATCAATCAATTCTTGTCGTTCCGTCATCCTAGATTTAATCATTGATGGACTCATGCCTGGGTTTATCGTTGTCTTATCCCAAGCCTTTTGTTCACCCGCTGTCAATGATGCGCCAAACAAAGCGTTTCTTGCAACGTTATCGTTGGCCTCATGAGAAGCCCACCATTCTGCTTGCGCTTGATTTTGACCGCCAAATTTTCCACCAAGAACATTAGCCAATTCACCACCAACTTTTAACGAATAACCGCCAAATTTATCTTGAAATGTATCAGCTAATCGTTTTTGATTGCCCAAAGAATTGTCTATTGCAGTAATTTTTTCAACTTCTCCAGTAGGCAACGCTTTATCTTTCACGCCAATTGCTTGGCCTCCTTGTGTTATTGGTTCAAAATTTCCCGTGTCTAGATTAACTCTACCCCCCCTTGCCGCATCATAAACATATCGTTCACGAGGAGGAGTTTGTGCGCGTCCAGCAATTTGCTGATCTGTTTGAAATCTTTCATATGATTTTGGAATTCTTCCAGAGGCTTTTTCTTGTGATACATATAAATTGTAACCAGCAAGGCTTGCTGGCCCTTCAACAAATGGAAGAAGTTTAGTACGATCTATTTTGCCGCCACTAGTTGCTGCTCTCCAACTTTCTGGCGTGTAATCTTTTTGATTTAAAGGTGCTAACCCTCTTTCTAAGTCCTCTGGCCCTTTAGCCAAAACGCTATAGTCAGTTGGATTAAGCAGAGTTTCATCTTTGCCCAATTTTATAGGCGCTTTAGGTGCAAGTTGACCCATGTACATGGACAAGGCTTGTTGTTGCATACCAGGCGTTTTAAATTCGCCAATTATTGATGGATCAATTGCACCCGCTGCCTTTGCGGGCATAGCGGGCATGGTCATCGCTCTTTGTTGGTCAGGTTGCATTTGAGCAAATGTTGGCGCAAGGTTTGGATTATCTTCAAAATCCCTTGCCGTTGGCTCTTGCTTCATCTCGGGTGTGGCCGCTTTGCCTTGCAAGCCTTGAATCAATCGTTGGATGTCGGCAGAAGTGTCTGCACGGTATTGCTCACCCAATGCTTTTTGTTCCGATTTCAAGCCCTCTTGGTTTTTGTTTGACAAGTACATTTGAAGCACTTTAGCCAAACCTTGAACGGGACTAATTGGGGCTTGGATGCCTTGATATGAACCCGCTTGAACAGGCTCAAAGGCTTGTTGTTGGAGAATCTCGGCCATTTTTTGCCGTCTATCCAACTCTTGTTGTTGCAACTGATAAGGGTTTGCAACGCTAAATTGTTCGTATTGATTAGCCATGTTTTTACCCGTTCAATAAACCATAGTTGACCATTTTGTAACCGCTTGGGTGCATTAAAACGGCTTGTGGCATGACTTTTTCGGCCTCATCTGCCATTACACCTTGTTGACGTCCTCCAAAGATGTCATATTCATACAAACCGATGCCAAGTTTATGTGTGCCAATGCGCTCAATGTTTGATTTCAATCTACGATCAGAGAAAATCACAGGTGCTGCCGCACCCGCAAGGCTAAACAATCCACTTGTTGCGGCATTAGCACCCGATTGTTGGATGCCATAGTTCTGCATATTAGCCGCA